AATGGAACTAATGTTGGAATAGGTAATACTAATACCTCTTATACATTAGATGTTAGTGGTACATTAAGGAATACAACATCAGCTTATTTTGCTACTACAAGTGGTTCAGTTGGTATTGGTACAATTACACCTTTAACAAATACTCAAATCGCAGCTACAAATGGTGTTACAGATAGTTTTGGACAATTACTTGTATCAACTACTAATACTGCAACTATTGATTTTGGTGGGCAAATAACACTTGGAGGTTTTTATAATGGTACTACTAATCAAACTGCTTTTGGTGCAATAGCAGGTAGAAAAGAAAATGCAACTGCTAATAATGCTTTAGGTTATTTATCATTTTCAACACAAAATGGTACAATTAACGAAAGAATGCGTATTACAAGTGCAGGTAATGTAGGAATTGGTACTACAAGCCCATTAGCTTTAACAGCTTTTACTTCATTAGAGGTAAAAGGTTCAAATGCAGGATTAGTTGGCGTATCAAGTTCTGGAGGAGCAGCTTTTGGTAGAATGTATGCAAGTGGAAATGCAGTTACTATAGGAACAAGTACAAGTAGCTCTCTTGTATTAGATACTAATGATACGGCAAGAATAACTATTTTAAGCACAGGGAATGTTGGGATTGGAACAACTTCTCCAGAAGGCCCATTGCATATCAATGGCGCTATAAGCGGTGGATATGTAGGAATAGCAATCTGTAATAAAGTAGATGCAGTTGGTACAACAAGTGGAATAGATTTTGGCACTGATAATTCTGGTTGTTATAATGGCGGTGGCAATGGACAGATTGCTGTAACAAATAATGGAGCTGCTAATAAATCAGAAATGAATTTAAGGATATGGAATGGCTCGTCTATAGTTACAGGTATTAAAATTAGTGATACTGGTAAAGTAACATTCCCCACAGCTCAGTCTATGCCTGCTGGTGTATCTTCATCAACTGCTATAACAGTAAATACATCAACTTTTACTACGGTAGCAAGTGTTACAATAACAACAACTGGTAAACAGGTGTTTATTGTTGGGTCTGGTGATATGAACCCATCGGGAGGAGCTACTTGGTTTTATCATTCTATATTTAGAGATGGAACTGAAATAGGTCGTAGGGTTCTTGCAGAATCTGCATCACATTCTATGAACGTTCCATTTTCTGTTTGTCATATAGACCAACCTTCAGCTGGTTCACATACTTATGATATAAGAGTTTCACAAGGTGGTGGTTATGCAGCAACATATGGAGAAACTGGTAATATACAAGCACCTACAATATTTGCAGTAGAAACAATATAATATTATGAAAACACTTACTAAAACAAAAAAAATATCAATGGCTATATATAATTTAGCTAAAGGTAAAAAATGGGTACTAAGAGGAGATGAATATGATGGCTTAGAATGGGATGACGAAGGTTTGCCTCCTACAAAAGAAGCAGTTGAAGCTGAAATAACTCGTATAGAATTAGATGAGTGGAAAATGTACAGAGAGTATCCAGAAATAGGAGAACAATTAGATATGCTATGGCACGAGTTAAACCAAAATGGCACTATAACAAATGAAGGTAATTGGTTTAATAAAATAAAAAGTATAAAAGAAATAAATAATAATATATGAATTACACATTTATTATAAAAAAAATAAACAATGGGTAAAAATAGAGACTTTTCAAAATTTCCAAATGCAATAACTGTTTTAGATAATGGCAGTGTTGGTATTAACCAAACTAACCCTAGCTATAAACTTCACGTTTCTAATAATACAAATGGTTTTATTTCAAGATTTACAGGTGGAACTTCAAGTGATGTAAATATTGGAATATTTGGAAGTACTGCTGGTGCATTTGGTAGTATAGGAACAGAAAGCAATCATCCATTTAATATCTTTACTAATGGTATTGATAGGATGTCTATTAATAGTGGTGGTGGTGTTAATATAGGTAGTGGTGGTGTAAATGCTTTTTCTAATGGCCTAACATCTTTTAACCTTGATATGGCTACTGTTGGTCTGTTTTCTTATTCTGCCCAACTTTATTTATTAAATAATACATATCATAATGGTAGTACAGGTTTTTATTATAAATATACAGGGAGCGGTGTAGGTGGTATGGTTGTAGAAAATGCTGGAAATATTACTTTTGTTACTGCACCAAGTGGTACAGCAGGTAATCTTGTTACTCTTAGTACAAGAATGATAATTTCTGAAACAGGTAATGTAGCTATTGGTACAAGTTCACCACAAAGATTATTAGATGTAAGAGGTACAGTTAATTTAAGTACAACTGCCCCAACTGTATCTGCTACATCTGGCGCTTATGCAGATATACATTTGAGAACATTTTCGGGCGCTTCATCATCACCTGCTAGAATTAGTGTAGTAGATAACTGGATAGAATATGTAGCCACGTTTACTGATGGTCATAGATTTAGGAACTATTCAAGTAATGGTGTTTTAAGAGAGTTAATGAACATAACCTCAACAGGTAATGTAGGAATTGGAACAGCTGGTCCAGTATCAACAAACTTAGCAGGTTCCTTAACTATTGTTAAATCATATAGTGGAGATACTCCAACAAGTACAACTGCTCAAAACTATTATAATAATCAGAGTAATTTATATCTATTTGGAAGGAATGCTGGATTAACAATGGTTGGAAATGCTAATGAAGAATGTATAATAGCTTTTGCAAGCCCATCTTCTGATTATCTTGGAGCAATTAGATATGAAACTCAATCAACATCTGCAGGTGGGGCAATGAAATTCCAAACTGGTGGTGCTAACGAAAGAATGCGTATTACAAGTGCAGGTTTAGTTGGTATTGGTACAAGTAGTCCATTAGGAAGTGCAGCTGAAAGAACCTTACATTTAAGTGATGGAGGTGGTGGGTATGCAACAGTTTATGTTACTAATAATTCAAATTCGGTTAGGTCTATTTTTGGTATGCAAAGTTCTCAAAACTTGGGTATAGTAGGAAGTCAAACAAATACCCCTTTTGCTTTTTTTACTAATGATACCGAAAGAATGCGTATTTCAAGTAATGGTAATGTTGGAGTTGGAACTACATTAAGTACATATAGAATGCAAATTGCCAAAGTAAGTACAGCTGCTCCTGCATTAATGATTAGTGGAGCTTTTTATGGCGGCCCTCGTATTCAAACTTATGGATTAGATGCTGACGCAAATGCTTGGATGGGATTAGGAACAGATATGGGTGGTGCGGCATATGAGCACTCTTTATATTATTCAACAAATGGTAGGCAAACAATGGGCTCGTATGATGGAACTACTTATACAACTAGATTTTATATGTTAGCAAATGGTAATTATTTGTTCTCTGGAACAAACTTATCAGATATAAGATTAAAAGAAAATATAGAATCTATAACATTAACAGCTTCAGAAAAGATAGCATTATTAAATCCTTGTTCTTATAATATGAAAGATGACCTTTCTGTTACAAGATATGGATTTATAGCTCAAGAAGTGCAAAATATACTACCAGATTTAATTAGAGGTGGTAGTGATAAACACGAAGATTATATGGGATTAGATTATGATGGTGTATTTACAATTACAGTCAAAGCTGTTCAAGAAATATTAGTTAGATTAAAAGCATTAGAAAATAAATAATAATATATGAATTACACAGTAACATTAACTGAGACAGAAAAAAAAGGTATGGAGTACATAGCATACAGCCCTCAAGATTGGGTAGAGAATGCTATGAAGGAAAGAGCTAGAATTGCAGTAGACGAAATCGTAAAACTTGCAGTTGAAAAGTTCTTAGCAGCAAACCAATCTATTCCTGGCTCTAAAGAAGAAATCGTAGCAGCAGCATACTCTAATGGCTGGATAAAAACAGCTGCAGATAGAGACGCAGAAGCTCAAGAAAGCCCATTAGTTTAATATGGGACTTCCATCTAGTGGAGCAATAAGCATTGGTGGGGTTCACAATGAATTACAGGTAGCTACTTACTCGTTAAGAGCGTTAAGTGCAGAACTTGGTAAGACGTCCCCCGATGCCCTTACGGAATTCTATGGGTACTCTTTGCCAACAGCTACCATAAATATGTCTCAAAATATAGGACAGCTTTATGATGGATGTTCTATGTCACTGGATTCATTTGGGCATTTTGAAGGCGTATCTCCTAGTGGGGTATACATAGGCCCTTATGGGGGGCCTATATCTTCCAATTCCGAAGGTGGTGGTGGTACTTTTTTAACGTTCGGTGGTTCTTCAAGTGCTGTAGTTAGAGGAAAGTCTAGTGTTTCTGTAACAGCTTTTGGACACGGATACGGGGCTTGCCCTTGTCAGCCTATGTATGTTTATATAAACGTAAATGGGGTGAGAAGAGCTAATACTAATGCCACCTGTGGATATGTTCAGATAGGATATAGCTTTACTGCTAGTCCAGGGAGCACACATAATGTGGAGATAGGCGTATATTATGGTAGCGTATAATAAATTAAAACAAAGAATATGGGTTTAAAAATAACAACAAGTATTGAGACAACTAAGGGGGCAACCTCTGAGGCGTATGTAAGGATATCTGCGTACGTTATAAGCAAGTATAATAACGCTGTATTTATGATTGAGGTATTCCAAGCTCAAACAGACTTAGAGGGTACTACAAATGCTAGTGAGGTTAATGCAATATCAGCTCAATGTGAGGCTATTGGTCAGACAATATATATACCTACTATAGACATAGCAACCTTAGAAAATGTAAGTATCTTTGCGTACGGTTACGGAAAGCTAAAAGAAAAATTAGTTGAATTATACGGAGCTGAAAATATTGTAGACTGCTAATAATATAAAATGGGTAATACACAGAAATTAGGAAAACTTGTAAATGGTCTAACTGTTTTAGATAGTGGTAATGTTGGTATTAATACAAGTAGTCCAGATGCATTACTACGTATAGATTCAAATGTAGCATCTGCTACTAATAATATGCTATATCTATATAATTCAGATTATACAGCTACAACAAGAACATTTATTAGAGTTAGAAACAACATTACAGTTGGTTCTACTTACAGCTCATATTTTGGACAAGGGGTAGACCACAAAACTTATATTATTGCTAACGATACAAGCAGAAATGACATTGTAATAAATGGTGATAATGGAAATGTAGGTATAGGTACAAATAGCCCAGAAGCTGCATTGCATATTACTGGAGCAATAGCTGCTGCTCCAGCAGCAGATGGTGTTTTATTAGGAGTGCAAAGTAATTTTGCGGTTATACATTTAAACGGTTCAGCATCAACAGGTTCATTAATAGATTTCTCAACAAATGGCACTGACCGTAAAGGTAGAATCGAATATAGCAATGTTACCAATGATATGATTTTTAGCACTAATGCATCACAAAAATTAACTATAACCTCAGCAGGTAATGTTGGTATTGGTACAAGTAGTCCTGCTTTCCCATTACATATTTATTCTCCTCCTGGAACCTTTAATGCATTAGTACAAATGCAAGGAACTACTAATTATAGTGGTTTTTATGCAAAAAATACAGGTGGTGAACTTTATTTAGCAATAGACAATTCAACAGGAACAGGATTTGGAAATGGAGGATATTCAAGAGTAATATATTCAAATGGCAGTTACCCATTAGACTTTTATACGAATGATTTAATTAGAATGCGTATTACAAATGGGGGTATTGTAACAATTCCTAATCAGCCAGCTTTTTCTGTATATCAAATTGGATTGAATGGAGGTACAGGTATAATGACTTACACTAATGCAATTTTAAATAGAGGAGGCTGTGTTAATTTATCCAATGGTAGATTTACTGCTCCTGTTGCTGGGGCTTATCAATTTTCATTTATGGCATTTCAGCAAACTGGGGATACTAATGTATTGAGTTGTACTTTATTTAAAAATGGGACTACTACATTAATAAGAACATATCAAAACGACCCAAATACTGGATATGGCCCCGAAGCAACAATTTCGGCAGTTTTATCATTAGCTGCAAATGATTATGTATATATAAATGTAACATCTGGAACAATACACGGAAATGAAGATGGATTTTTTTCTGGGTTTTTAATAGGATAAATAAACAATATGGAAAATACAAAACAATGGGTAATTGCAGCCCTAGATTGCAAACCAACAGTAGATACAATGATAGATGTAGTATCTATAATACACTGGCGTAAAAACGCTACAGAAATCGTAGATGATAAAACTTATACAGCTAGTATGTACGGAGCTTGTCAGATAGGTCTACCAGAGACTGAATCTTTTATTGCATTTGAAAGCATAACAGAGGCTGAGGCTATCGCTTGGTTAGAGGATACCTTAGATACTGCAGCTATTGATAGCGCACTAGATTCTCAGATAGATATGCAAAAAAATCCTCCTATTATTAGCAAAAATATTCCTTGGATTACTGAATAATTCATATATTTGCTATATAACAAAGCAAGTACCAGTGAATAAATTGGAGGAAATATTTAAGGCGTGGGCTATATGGTATAATCCAAACGACAGTCAGTCGGAATTGGCAGCAGAAAGAATACAGATATGTGATGCTTGTGAGCAGAAGAAGACTACCCCCGTTATTCATTGTGGTATGTGTGGATGTGCATTGAAAGCTAAAATATACAGCCCTGTAAAGGGAGCCTGCCCAGCAGGAAAATGGAACGAAATAGACGAAAAACTTTTAAATAAATCATAATATGAAATTGACCCTAAGCGAAATCGTGGCATTACACGAAGAATTAAATGGAAGAGTTATTGACCAAAAAACAGGAGAGCGTAGTAAAGGCATCCTATCCCACAAATTAAGCATCCGTGCTAAACACATCTTAAACAATGACTTAAACAAGAAAATTGTAGAGGAAGTAAAATCATTTGAAGAGTCTCGTTTAGAGATATTTAAAGAGCTAGGAGAGCAAGAAGGTGAGATGTGGATTGTAAAGCCAGAAAAGCAAGAAGAATTATTTAAGAAAATTCAAGAACTAGAGTCTATTGAAAAGAGTATAGATGTTCCTAAATTAAATGCTGGAGAATTGTATAACATTGAAACAGAGGACTATTGGCCTGTTTTATTGGATAAGGTCTTAGCCAAAGAAACCATAAAAGGTATTGAAGAAGCAGAAATCGTACCTTTGTAGTATGCGAACTAACCCAACTAAAACACGAAGCCTCTTATTACTAGGGGCTTTGTTATTTACACTAAGTGTATACTCACAAGATATACTCATATCTGATGTTAAGAACTCTATAAAGCTAGGAGTGCTAGCTGGTAACAGAAAGATAGAGTTTGGTGTCAAGAACATTATAGAGGAGATAGTACAGGAGAAGGGATACAGTATAAATCCTTTGTCAAAAAATATTATCTTCGCGGAGTTGATTTATATGGATGTATTGAAAACTCAAAGCAATTTATCAATATTCCATAAAGACAACACAGATGTGGTTATTAGAATAAGGGGGTATATGATTAAGGACGGTAAAAAGTCTAAAGAAATTATATCTGAGGGTTCAGCATCTGAGGTGTCAACTTCAACGCTTATCATTGGCAACGATGGTAAATTCAACCAACAAAACCTAAGCACGGCAATTAAAAAAACTTGCTATGAATTGTTGGAAAAACTTACTCCTTAGTCTATTATTGCTGACATCTGTTAGCGCGTTCTCACAAATAAAATTTAGAAGTATCTCTACCGTAGGTGGAGCATCTCTAAATAGAGGCACTGAATTTGAGTATATTGTGCAAGCCAATGGCAACAGCAATAATACTACAAAACAATTACTATTTGATATTCAATATGATTTAACCAACTTTGAGCTAGTATCTGTTAACCATACGGGTACTGGCGGCAATGGTGGTATCCTGCCTCAGAACAGCAACATAAATATTTCGTACTACGATTACAATGGCTACTCTTTTGTAACTAATACATCTGGGTCAACAGCTAACAATACTACTAATGGTACTACCAATTATCAGTACTGTAATTACATATACAACCAAAATCTTTCTAGCAGTATTTTAAGAATTACGCTTACTTGGGCTGGTACTACTGCTATGCCTTACAGCAGTTACGATAGAATGATTGTGGTAAAGTTTAGACTAAAAGCAGCGAGTACAGCCTTTACGTTTAATCCTATAAAATTAAACTTTGTAGCTGGCTGGACATCTGCTGGGCAGTTTGATAATACTATTATGGAGACGCCATTATCAACAACTGTTGTAATGAATCAGAACTATGGCAAGTATGTAACAGCCAAGGTAGACGTCAATTCTAATTTGTATAATATATCTGCATTAAAAGTCTTGTTCTTAGATACAGCTACAAAGACAGGGCAACTATTTAATGTAAGCTCTGCAGGGGTTGTAGACATCAATCAATCTTTATTATCAGCTAATAAGGTGTATGATGTTTCTGTTATGTATAATATGGATAAGAAGTATGATATTTATAATAGTGCAATCACTATATCAGACTTTACATCAGCTCAAAAAGAGTTTACACAAAATGGATTAGGTTTATCTGGAGACTTTGGTAATGTATTAAATACAGGACAGTCTCTTTATGCTTCTGATATTAATGGTAACCAACAAATAGATGCTGGAGACTTGCCTCCATTGTTAGCACAGGTGGCAGCGATAGATACTTTGTTTAAATTACCATCAACATATTCTTTTGGTAGTGGTGGATATATGAGTATGCCTACTTGGGCAAGTACAGAGATTACTACAATAGGTGGGGAAGTTGAGTGGTGTTATGTTAGTCCTAATGGATATGCAACAGATATCAGTAGATTATATGTTGATATGAGAAAGATACCAACTGGTGCTAGCGCCAATCAATACAACAGTATTCAGCTGTTTGATGTTTACACGGGGCCTATTGAGTATGTAAGTGAGGATGGCACTTGGGCTATATATAAAGTACCTTCTAGTTTATCTAAATTAGGTGATGGCACTTCTACCTACACTGCGTACACTAGACAAAATGGTGGAGACTATTCTTTGAGAGCAGAGTTTAGTTTTAACAAATCAGTTAACTCATCTTGGTCTTCTATAAGTAAGACTAACTGGAAAACTATTACAGACCCTGGCGTATACTTTAAGACGGGAACGCTAGGAACAAATGCTATATTAGATTTAAAGTATCTATTACAAGGAGATGTAAACCGTTCTCATTCATCACAAGTTATAACAGCATCTGCTGGAGCAAGCACTATTCAATCAAATGCATTACCTAGTCTTAAAATGAATGTGGCATTTAATGAGTCTGCAGGCACGGGCCCTTATATAAATACTTTATATGCAGCTAAGTTTATTGATGTCAATCTTACGAATATGACAGTTGTCTCTAACAGCATTGAGATTCCTGTGTCTATTGACACAAAGGGCAATAAGGTTAGTGGATTGCAATTAGAGTTTAACTATGACGCTACTAAGATTAAGTTTGATGAGATGGCAACAGCTGTTCCTAATGGGTGGTACATCTTCGCTAATACAAGACAAGGGGTTGTAAAGTTTGGAGCGCTAGACCAAAACAAACAGGAGACGATAACAGGAGTTAGTATTCCGTTTAAACTTAAGTTTAGCACTATTGGGGAGGGTGTAGATGTTATAACATCAATCAAGGTCTCTCCTACTATGGATGCTAGTGATGCTAATGGTAGCCAGCTAGGAATAAATTTAAACACAACACAAATTAAGTTAACGGGTTATAATAATTTTTAATATGAAAAAATTCACAATTTATGTTTTTGCATTACTTTCTTGTACGAAGACTGACATACCGCAGCCACAAGTTATTGACCTTGGTGTTAAATCTACATCAACCAATATTAAATCTATTGCCGTTCTTGGCAATACGGTAACAGCTGAATTTGAGACTACTGTAGGCGCTAAGTATATTATACAGATAGTTCCTTTCGGTAAGGATGAGCCTGTCAAAAAAGAGGGTTTTACGGCCTTAGAACCAATTACTAAAAAGACATTAAATTTGTCCGACTTAAGTAAGAAAGATTACGACCTTATCTTTATGGATATTAATGGTAAGGAAACAAAATACCCGATAATTATAAAATAAACAAATATGTCAGAAGAACAAGAATCAACAGGCTCTAGTCTAAAAAAAACAATATTAGGTACTATAGCTACAGTTGTAACTGCAGGTGGTGCTTGGTTAGCTTCAACTTTGTTTGGTGGTGGAAGCGATGAGAAACCACAGCCAGTTCAAGCGGCTCCTGTAATTAACATTACAAATTCTAATCAGCAGTCTCAAGCTGTTGGAGGTAATACTTATATTATAAATAAAAAAGCTGCGGATTCAGCTAAACCAGCTCCTAAGAAAAAAGAGGCGGATGAGTTTAAAGAAAAACCAGCAGCTTGGTAATGGCAAACGCAAAACCTAAGAAACGAGCAATGAGAAGTGTACGCTCTGGCGTTAAGAAGGCTCAGTTGATTAAAAGCAATCAAGAGGCGGTATATAATGTGTGGACAATTCTAAATTGCCAACAAGCATTATTAGTGTCAAAATGAACTATAAATAATGGATATCAGTCAGAAAACGCATTTTTTGACTTATAAACCATAATTAAATGATTGATAAATGAAACTATACGTAATTATATTGTGTTTACTATTTACTGTTTATGGTGAAGCTCAGATAGCAACCACTAAGACAGAAAATTATAAGGCATCATTTGAGACTAAGATTGACATATCTCAATTTATGGATTACGATGGCCCTCAGATTCCGATACAAATATTAAAATGCGGTATATCCGACGAAATATATGAACAATATCCAGAACTTAAAGAAAAAAGAGTGGGCCTTGGGGTTGCAAACATTACGCTTGAGTACCTTGAGAATCTCAACAGATTCACTTTTACAGAAGACAAGACAGAAATTAAAAACCGTATGGTTAAACAATTCCAAGCCTCGCAAGCAGGAATTTCTCAAGATAAGTTGGACGGAAGAGGAAAGATTAGACTAGCACACTACTTCGTAGAGATTGAGTGCTACGATTATTCTATATCAGAGGACGAGGAGATTAGAGTGAAGGATGGTATTAAGGAGACTGTTGTTACTAGAATAGGATTACAAGTAAGATTCACAAATGCCGAGACGGGCGAAATTATAGCGGCCTCTGGACTAGGGGAAGCAAAGACCACTAGGGAGGCAAGCCTCTTAACTACCGAGAATTTATCGGAAGTTAAATTTAACCAATCAACCATAGGAACAGCCACAAAGAAAGCACTAGATATTGCGTGTGCTCGCATCCTATCCAGAATGGTTAAAAAGAATGTATTTACAAAATAAGTTTATTTTCTCTCTACTATTGGTAGTATTACTACCTGTATTGTCGTACTCTCAAATACTTACGAATACTTTCGTAGACCCTTGCAGCAAAAAGGTAACGGTCTTTATAGTACCACTGCAGGGGACTACGATTGTTTTTATGGGTAAGGCTAAGTTCTTTACAGCTACGGATGTACGTAATGGTTCATTTACTTCTTGGATAAACCAAGTCTATGCAGAGTATTCTGCTCCTTGCGCTATCTCTCAGTTA